TATAGAGATGTAGAACTCGGGGAACCACACGACACGTTCGACGATGTGGAGAAAAAGATCGCCGAGCGCATGGGGTTCAGGGCGAGCACAGACGACCGCTACAAGATTCTGGAGATGCATGTAACGATTGATCTGCCAGGATATGAGGATAAAGATGAAGACGGAAACGAAACCGGAATCGGTCTTCCTTACGTCATCACTATAGAGAAGAGCAGCTCCACCATCCTGTCTGTCCGCAGGAATTGGAACCCCGACGATAAACTCAAACTCAAGAGACAGCACTTTGTCCACTACGGCTATGTACCGGCCTTTGGGTTCTACTGTTTCGGTCTGATTCATTTGATCGGCGCATACGCCAAGAGCGGCACTTCTCTGATCCGACAGCTCGTGGACGCGGGTACTCTGTCCAACCTCCCTGGCGGATTTAAGACCAAGGGTCTGAGGGTTAAGGGAGACGACACCCCAATCGCACCGGGTGAATTTAGAGATGTAGATGTCGCCTCTGGGGTCATCAAAGACAACATCATGACCCTGCCCTATAAAGAACCAAGTCAGGTTCTTGCGGGATTGATGGACAAAATCATCGAAGAGGGACGGCGATTTGCTTCTGCGGCTGATTTAAAAATCAGCGACATGTCTTCTCAGTCCCCCGTTGGGACTACCCTGGCCATCCTCGAGAGAACGCTCAAAATCATGAGCGCCGTGCAGGCCAGGATCCATTACTCCATGAAGCAGGAGTTCAAACTCCTCAAGACAATTATTCGGGACTACACCCCCGAGGAGTACAGCTACGAACCCGAGGACGGGAGCCGCCGAGCCAAACAATCGGACTACGACCGCGTGGATGTTATTCCCGTTTCGGACCCCAATGCGGCAACGATGAGCCAGAAGGTGGTTCAGTACCAAGCTGCATTCCAGTTGGCACAGTCGGCACCTCAACTCTACGACATGGCACAGCTACACAGGCAAATGCTTGATGTGCTGGGGATTAAAAACGCCCAGAAGCTGGTGAAGTTGGAAGAGGACAACAAGCCAAAAGACCCGATTACGGAGAACATGGATGTGATTCGCATGAAGCCAGTCAAGGCCTTTGCGTATCAGGACCATCAAGCACACATCATGACTCATCAGTCCTTCATGCAGGATCCGATGACCATGAAAATGGTGGGTCAAAACCCCCAGGCTCAGCAAATGCTGGGCGCGATGCAGGCGCATATTGCAGAACACTATGCATTCATGTATCGCAACATGATCGAGCAGCAGGTTGGCGCACCTCTGCCGCCTCCCGATGCGGATGAGCCGCTGCCGGAGGAGTTTGAAACCGCGCTTTCACGCATGGTTGCTCAGGCTGCACAACAGCTAATGATGAAAAACCAAGCGCAGGCCCAGCAGGAGCAGGCTCAACAACAGGCACAAGACCCTGTATTGCAGCTCCAACAACAGGAACTCCAGATCAAAGCTCAAGAAATTCAGCGCAAAGCACAGAAGGATCAACAAGACATCCAACTGCGTATGCAGCAGCAACAAATTGAGCAGCAGCGCATTCAATCCCAAGAGCGCGCAGCGTTGGCGTCTATTCTTGCCAAGAGAGAAATGGACGAGAAGAAGATCACCTCCAACGAGGAAATTGAAGGTATGCGTATTGGCATTCAGGTCGCCAAAGATCGAGCTGAAGCCATGAAGCCGCCGCAAAAAGTGAGGCCTGAATGAGTTCAGACATCCTAAAGTATCTTTCAAACAAGATACAGGAAGAGATCAAGGTCATTTCTGATGATCTTGCCTTGGGTAAAGCCAAGGACCACGGCGATTACAAGCACACGGTCGGAATGATCAGGGGCTTGATGATCGCAAATTCAATGATTGCCGACACGGCAGAAAGGTACGAGGAAATTGAATGAATGAAATCCTGATCGGCTCAAACCCCGATGACCCAGGAGCAACAACGGTCTTGCCAGAAACCGCAGAGCAGAAGGCAAAACAACTTCCTGACCCAAGTGGGTATCGCATCCTGTGCGCTATCCCGGAGATAGAAGACAAGTTCGATAGCGGCATCGTTAAAGCCGACATTACCATGCAGCACGAAGAGCTGCTAACGACAGTCTTGTTCGTCGTCAAACTCGGACCTGACTGCTACAAAGACGCCTCACGTTTTCCAAGTGGCCCTTGGTGCAAACAAGGGGACTTTATCTTGGTCCGGCCTCACGCTGGGACAAGGTTGAAGATCCACGGACGAGAGTTCCGCATCATCAACGATGATTCTGTCGAGGGGGTTGTAGAAGATCCTCGCGGCATTTCACGCAAATAAGGAGAAGTCATGGCAACACAAAAGCCTGAGAATCAAGAGATCACAGTCGATATCGACAGTACGGCAGAGGAAGTTGAAGTCTCTGTCCAAGATGACACTCCTGAAGATGATCGCGGCCGAGAGCCCATGCCAGAAGATCTGGTTAAAGAGCTTGAAGAAGACGAGCTCGAGGACTACTCGGAAAAAGTGAAGTTCCGCCTCAAGCAGATGAAGAAGGTTTGGCACGATGAGCGCCGAGCCAAAGAAGCTGCTGATCGCGAGCGTTCCGAGGCCGTTGCTTTTGCGCAACGACTGATGGAAGAAAATAAAGCACTTAAAACCAAGACCAGCAAGTCAGAACAAGCCCTCTATGAATCGTACAAAGACTCGGTTCAGCGAGAGCTTAAAGAGGCACAAACGGCTTACAAGCAGGCGTTTGAGTCTGGAGATTCTGACCAGCTCCTCGATGCCCAGCAGGCTTTGACAGCCGCACAATATAAGGTTGCGCAAACCAGCAGGGCAGAACAAAATGCTTTACAGCGCGAAGAAAATGAGGTAAACATACGGAATCAGCAGGAAGAAAGGCCCGTTATTCCAGCGGACCCGCGAGTAAATGCGTGGCTAGAGCGCAATTTATGGTTCGGGAAAAATCGCGTAATGACGGCTATGGCCCTAGGCCTGCATGAGGAAATGGTGGAAAAGCATGGGATGGCCTATGCAACCACGGATGAATACTACAACCGCATCGACAAGACCATGCGGTCAAAGTTCCCCGAGGAATTCACCGAAGAAACGCAGACTGGGGGCGGCAAGCCTAGTCGCAGCGCAAACAAACCTGCCACCGTGGTAGCTCCGGCTTCACGAAGCACAGCTCCCAAAAAAGTTGTGTTGACGGAGACACAAGTGCGCCTTGCCAAGAAATTTGGCATCACGCCTGAGCAGTATGCTCGTGAGTACATGAAACTGGAGAACCAAAATGGCTGAGAATAGACTTGCACGCGAAGTACAAACCCGTAGCTCTTCTGAGCGCCCCAAACAATGGGTGCGTCCGGAGGCTTTGCCCCAGCCTGATAAACAGCCGGGGTATGCTTACAGGTGGATTAGGGTTGCAATGGTTGGACAGAGTGACGGTAAAAACGTCTCCTCCAAGTTCCGAGAGGGCTGGGAGCCTGTAGCAATCGAAGAGCAACCTCAATTCAAGCTGCTAGTTGATCCCAATAGTCGATTCAAAGACAATATTGAGATCGCAGGTTTGTTGCTCTGCAAGATGCCCGTGGACTTCGTGGAACAGCGGACGGCATATTTTGCCAAGGCTACCAAGGACAACATGGACGCTGTGGACAACAATTTCTTGAGAGAGAGCGATGCGCGGATGCCACTCTTTAGGGAGCGGAAGTCTGCGACTAGCTTTGGCAAAGGCAATTAACTTTTAGGAGTCTTTAATGGCTTATCCCACCGTAGACGCCCCTTACGGGCTAAAGCCGATCAATCTGATCGGTGGTCAGGTGTTCGCCGGCGCAACTCGCCAGTTCCAGATTAACCCTGCCGGGTTTGCTGGAAACATCTTTTATGGAGATGTGGTGAAGCTTGTTTCGACGGGCTACCTGGAGAAAGATACTGGTCAAGCGACCGCTACCCCTGTTGGCATTTTCCTAGGTTGCTCCTATGTGAATGCTCAGGGTCAGACGATCTTTGCTCAGTACTACCCCACTGGTTACGCTGCCCCGACCGGGACGGTGATTTCCGCTTTCGTTGCAGATGATCCGGACGTTCTGTTTAAAGCAGTTCTCGTCTCTGGTCAGACTGAAGACGGAAACGGTTTGACCCCGACCTACCTGGGCCGTACCGTTATTGGCAGCAATGCCGAGCTGGTGCAAAACACTGGCCTGACCTCGACTGGTAACAGCCGCGTCGGTATTTATACCGCTGCTGGTGCTACCACCACTGCGTCTCTCCCGATTCGCATCGTTGATGTCGTGCCTGATACTGCCAATTCGTCTGGTCTGTTTGTGGAAGTGATCTGCAAGTGGAATGCTCCGTACGTGGTCTCTGCGACTACCGAATCCGGCGGCGTCTACACCACCACCAGCACTGTGACCGGCGGTCATCAGTATCTCAACCCCGTCGGTGTGTAAGGAGTAACTTAACATGGCTATTTCTCGTGCCCAGCTACTCAAAGAGCTGCTCCCTGGCCTCAACGCACTGTTTGGTCTTGAGTACAAGACCTACGGCGAAGAGCATAAGGAAATCTTTGAGACCGAGACCTCTGAGCGTTCGTTTGAAGAGGAAACCAAACTGTCTGGCTTCTCCGCCGCTCCGGTGAAGAACGAGGGCAGTGCGATTGCCTATGACAACGGCCAAGAGGCTTGGACCGCCCGCTATAACCACGAAACCATTGCCCTGGGTTTCAGCTTGACTGAAGAGGCCATCGAGGACAACCTCTATGACACTCTGTCGAGCCGTTACACCAAGGCCCTGGCCCGTGCTATGGCGTACACCAAGCAGACCAAGGCTGCTGCAGTTTTGAACAACGGCTTTTCGTCTACCTACCCAGGTGGAGATGGCGTCGAACTGTTCTCGACCGCACACCCGCTGGTCTCTGGCGGCACCAACTCCAACGAGCCGTCTACCCCTGCTGATCTGAACGAGACTTCCCTGGAAGCCGCCGTTATTCAGATCGCTGGCTGGACGGATGAGCGTGGTTTGCTGATTGCAGCTAAGCCTCGCAAGCTGATTGTTCCCCCGAGCCTCCAGTTCGTGGCGACCCGTCTGCTTGAGACCGAGCTGCGCGTTGGCACCAACGACAACGACATCAACGCTATTAAGAACAACGGTTCGATCCCGGAGGGTTACACTGTTAACCACTTCTTGACCGACACCGATGCGTGGTTCCTGACCACCGATGTTCCCAACGGCCTGAAGCACTTTATCCGTACTCCGCTTGCCACCTCTATGGATGGCGACTTTGATACGGGCAACGTCCGCTACAAGGCTCGCGAGCGTTATTCGTTCGGCTGGTCTGACCCCCTGGGCGCTTTCGGTTCGCCGGGAGCTTGATAGGGAATTAGTGGTGACAAACCATTAATTGAGACGGGGGCCTTGTGCCCCCGTTTCTTTTGCTGTATATTGAGATTAACCGGAGTTCCCGGTGTGTCAGACTGATCCGGCAGATGCGTACACAACTGACACGCTGATCTTTGTACGAAGGACAATTCAAATGGCTGTTTCAACCACCCAATCAATTTGGCGTTCTGGTGGCGGCGATCAGACGCGCACCGCTTATTGCGGCTCTGGTCTCATGGCCGCGCAGTTTTACATTGCTGACGCCTCCACCGTTGGCTC